CAGGGTTCCATACCTTCAACCCTCTGAACAATTCCTTCCGGAGAATCTATCCGCGAATCCTCGGGCAACCATCTACCCTTTTCAGTGACACACTGAGAGAACTCCCGGATGACCCTTGAAACCCTTGAAAGGCTAGGCCTCGACTGGAACCTTGCGGCCCCAGCCATCGAATAAGAAAAAGCGAGGGTTGCCAGGCGGGACGACACCACGTCCCGCAGAGGCCCCCACCCGCCATTCGATTCAGGAGGTTTCACATACATCAAAGTGTCAGCGTGATCTTTTACGTCAAGCATAACGACCTCACTTAAAAGAGGTGATGTCGAGAGTTGGCTCCAAACCGCTTCGATTCTCGTCACCCAATTGATGACGAACTCGGAGGATTGAGAGACCAAACGTCTCCCTCTCAAAAGAGTGGCATGAGTTGGTATGCCGGGAAAACCCCCGCAGCCCAACCACCTCGGTCCGACTGGATCAACACCCACACCCCTCAAAACGGCATAAGAGCTCTTATGCAAAGCCCTACACACCCGGCCTTCTTGGAAGGGGGACAACTTAAGCGCCCCCAAGGCCTCCACCACCTCCGGTCCTTGGGACCAGGCCGGCTGCCCGGCTTTAGAGTCGGCCAAGACCGCTCTCACCGAAACTGTCGGCACCCATCGGCACCGACCAACCGTGACAAGCTCCTCTGCGAACACGCCGACTGAGCCACGGCAAAGAAGGTCCTTCCCAGGACTTCCCACCGCGCCCGTTTGCCGACGGGCCAAACAGTATCGCCTGTAGGTGGCGTAAGTATGACATCCAATATAGTCATCTCCGCAAACTGCAAACCAACCCCCAGAATGGCTTCGATGATGAAGCCACGCCGAGTACATGGAAAGCAAAGGCCAACTGACCGGGGAACCCATCAAGATCCCCCTGCTAGTGGTCTGAGTCTGACTCCCACAATGTGAGGTCATCTCATGCGGTCCAACTGCCCGAAAAAACATCAACCGCCAAAACGGCGGCCAAGTTTCTGTCAGGCCTTGAACGCCTGCCGCCATCAAGTCTTGTGGAAAATAGTCAGTGGCCGATTTCAAATCGGCTGAGAAAACAAGGTTTCCTCGTACACCCAGTGTCCAGTCGAGCTTTTCAGCCGGACGGCCACGGAGTGCACTGACTACCTGGGGCATCCGCTCTAGGCTCTGTAAGAGTCCAGAGTTGATAACCCCGAGAAGGTACCTAAACGGTGCTTCAAGTGGAGTTGCCACTCTACACTTGAATCCCCT